GAAGCTGATCGGCGCCGCGGACAAGGTCATCGCCAAGGCCAAGGCCAACAAAGCACAGCGGGCCAAGGACATCGCCGAGGCGAAGAAGAAAGCCAAGCCGGGGCAGCGGCTTGGCATCGACGAGTTCACCCCGAGCATCGTCGATAACGCCATGATCGTCGCCGCCCAAGCGTTCAAGGCGGGCGTGCGCGCGGTGGAGCAGATCCGCGTGATGGTCCGCGAGCTGCTTGGGGCCGACAACCCCGAGGTCGAAGCCCGTGCGATGGAGATCCTCAAAGCCTCCACCAATGACGCCGGCCAGTACGACGAGGCCCTGTTTGCCAAGCAAGTTGAGAACGCATTCTCAACAATGGAGCCGGCGAAGGAGTCGGGGGCGACCGACGCGGTGGCAAATGTGCCAGCCACCCGCACGTACAACCTGGACGCGCACCGGTCCATGTTCGCGTCGGGCGTGCCCGAATCGATCAATCAGACGGCCGAGATCAAGATCCTTGGCAAGAATCGCCGGGTCAGTTGGTGGCGGTTCGACATCGCGGGCATGCTTGGGAAGAGCAAGTCGCCGCTCATGCGCATGGCTGGCAAAGTCCTGGCGTTTGACTTCATGCCTTCCAAGGACGGTTCGCCGTCGGTGGTGGGGCTCCACGAATCGGTCGGGCACAACGTCGCGGCGAACGAGTACGCGTACGAGGAGGCTGTCAAGCCTGCTTGGCTTGCCCACCGCGAGGAGGCCAAGAGGGCGGGCACCAAGCCGATGAACCGCGAGGAGTTTGAGATCGCCGCCGGCAAGGCATTCCGCCGCGGGGAGGATCCCACGGATCCGAACATCCGATCGGTTCGGTCGGCGGTTCGCAAGATGTACGACGACCTTGGGCAGATGCTCAAGGACCACGGGCTTGACGTCGGGCTCCTGGACAATTACCTCAACCGCATGTGGATCCGGCCCGCGATGGACGACGCCGCTCTCCGCATGGGCCGCGCCGGCAAGGATCCCCAGACGTTCGCTGACGGCGACCGTGCCGCGGGGTACGCGCAGCTCCGCGAGCGGTTCGCTGACGCCATTCTCGCCAAGGGGACGATCACCGACCGCGACGAGGCTATCCGGCTGGCCCAGACAATCATCGACCACGCGGGCCACACCGACAGCTACGACGGCGACGACGGCATCACGACGGGGTACACCTCCCGCCTGAAAGAGCGAATCGACCTGGATGAGACGTACCGATGGAAGCTCGCGGACGGGTCCGAGATGGGGATCGAGGACCTGATCGAGTCCAACCTCTACACGCTGTTCAAGAACTACAACCGCGCGGCACACGGGTCGGCCGCGCTCGCGGAGGCGTCGCGGCTCTTCTCCGCGGCGCCGGACCTTGGCACCGACCGCGTCAATGGGATCGACAGCATCCTCACGAAAATCCGCGAGGACGCCATGAGCGTTGGGCTCACCGCGGCGGAGTATTCGGAGGACCTGGACCGCGTCCGCGAAGCCCTGCACCTCATCGCCGGCCTGCCCTCCAGGACTGAAACCGGGTTCACGCGAATGGTCGACGCGGTGCGTTCGTTCCAGAGCTTCCGGCTCATGGCAAACTTGGGCACCGGTCTTCTGCAGGTCGGCGAAGTCATCGCCCGCACAGGCGAGCTTGGACCGCGGGTCATCACCAACCTCTTCCCCGCCATTCGAGAGGTGATCACGCTCGCGAGGACCGGAAAGATGTCCAGCCAGCAGGCCCGCGAGATCGCGCAGATGGGCATCGCGGTCGACCGCGCGGCGTCGCGCATCCCGCGGCGGGCCGGCGAAAGCCTTGGGCAGCCAGTCGGTAAGTCGGCCGCGGAGTGGAACCTCCGCCGCGGCGCTCGCGCGGCGTTTGACGTTGCCGGCATCTCGTTCCTCACCGACGCATCTCGCTTGGCCGTGATGCGGACCAAGCAGCAGCAGTGGGCGGGGTGGGCATACTCCGGGCACCTGCCGAGCACGAGGCGTCTGGCGATCGACACACTGTCGCCAGAAATGGCCGCGAAGATCGTCGCCGAGATTCGCAAGCCGGGCCGCGCGGCGTGGGTCGACAAGCCGGGCGGGTTGCTTGATCGGTACGTCTGGGAGAAGTGGCCGCACGATGTTCGGATCGCGTTCCAAGACTCGCTCCGGCGGAACGCGTCCAGGTCGATCCTCAGTGTGCCGGACTCCGCGATGCCGATGGTGGCAAACTCCCCGGTCGGCAAGGTGTTCTTCCAGTTCCGGCGCATGGCGGTCGCCGCCCAGGCGACGATCGGGCCGGAGCTGTACGCCCGCGACGGCCAGATGATCCGCACGCTCGCGGCGTCCGCGGCCGGCGGCGCCCTTATCTACATCGCGAACACCCTTCTGCAATCCGCCGGCCGGCGTGACCGCAAGGCGTTCTTGGAGGAACGTCTCGAGCTTGACATGGTGCTCCGAGCGGCGTTCTCGCGTTCGCTGTACTCGGCGTTCGTGCCCACGGCGATCGACACGCTCGTGTCCGACATTGGTCGCCAAGAGCCGGTGTTCAGCTTCTCCCGCACGACGGGCTTGCAAGGCGGGTTCCTGCTTGGGAACCCGACGATCGACTGGTTCGACAGGATGGGGTTCCCGAAGGACCCTCTTCGCGTGCCCCGCGCGATGCTCGCGCCGGGCATCCCACACTACGACTTCTCGCGGCAGGACCTTCGTGCGATCCAGGGCACGCTTGTGCCGAACATCGTCGGGCTCAAGAACGCTCTCGACCGGTGGGCCGAAGGGCTTCCCGACACGTCATATGAGGATTGATGAAATAAATTTTCATCTCGACCCTGATAAACGCGCGGAGTGTGGTATATTGCTATCGTCTTCGCTGGATCTCCTCTCCAGGTGCGTTCGTGCTCATGCAAGTGGGCACGAACGTTTGCGGGATAGCTCAGTTGGCAAGAGCGGTGGACTCATAATCCACAGGTCGGCAGTTCAAGTCTGCCTCCCGCTATTTGAGTCAGTCGCACGCCGCGACGATTCGCAAGGGTGGTCGCGGCGTTTTCAATCAATTCGTGGTCCGGCCACCATCCGCATGCGTGCATGGTCGGTGCTCAGCAAGCAGCTTTGACGCTTGCATCAGCCTCTTTTTCAAGCCTGGAAGACAGCACCTACTTCCAGCCGTTGACAGAATGTGAGTCCCTCCGGGGTGACACATTTGCCAGCGCACTCCACTCGCGTCGGGCAGTGGGCCGAGCTGACGGCCGGAATGGTTCAACGACGCGACCACAACGACGGGCTCATCGCGAGGGTCAGAGTTGTCGCATCCTCCACGCGGAGGGTGCCACTGCCTCGGGTCTTTCGCTCAGGTCAGGGCATGCAGGGTACGGAGGGAACGATGGCACGCAAGACGTTCGAGGAACAACTGGCTGCGGCGACCGACGCGCAGCTTCTTGACCTCATGAAAAACGGCAGAATCGTCACGGACAAGGATGGAATCCCCATCTGCGATCACGAGGGCAAGCCGCTTCGGAAACAGCCGACCGCGGCCGACTTCGGGCAAGCGCTCAAGCGATTGGCCGCGAGTGGTCAGAAGCTCCCGGTCGCCGGCGGCGCCGCGGAGGAGATCCGCAAAGCGATGGATTCGGGCGAACTCAAACTCGCCGGCGGCGGGAAACTGCCGCCGATCACCGAGGAGGACGTCGCGTGACAGCAGCTTTCGCATCGACATTTGAGCGTGATTTGCCGCTGATCCGCGAGGCTCAGGCTGGCAACGTTGCCGCGCGGAACGAGCTGATCATGCGGTGGCAAGGCATGCTCATCCTGCACATTTCGCGTGCCGTGCCGAACTCGGATCCGTACGAGCACCTTGGGCGGGCGTTCCTTCTGTGCCTGCGATTCGTTGAACGATTCGACCCGGCCCGCGGGGTTGCGTTCTCGACGTACATCGGTGCACACATGCCCTCTCTGATTCGCGGCTCGATCTGGGAAGAAGGTGGAGTGTGTCGCCGCACGCCGTACCGAACGCTGTACCGGTCGTCCGAGAAAACCAAGCAGCTCACTTGCAACGCTTCGTTCCCGAGGTCGATCGAGCGCCATGGCCGGAACGACAGCGTGATGCCTTTCGAGGCGCCGCAAGGACCGGACGTTGGCGACAGCCTGGACGCGATCGACATCATCGACGAGGCGTCCCACATCCTCACCAAGCAGCAGGCCGAGGCGATTCGGCTCCGCATGAAGGGCCTCACGCTCGGGCAGATCGGCGTAGTCATGGGGTGCAGCCGCCAGCGTTGTAGCCAAATCTTGCTTCAAGCCACCGAGATTCTCAGGCAGTTCGGCGAGCAGCTTTCCGCATGAGCGACGTCACGTACCGATACCTCGCGCGGCTGGAGAAGGACCACATCTTCTTCCTTCGCGAGCTGTGGAAGTTCACCGATCCGCTGAACAAAGCCCCACTCGGCGACGTCGAGCTTGACATCTTTGATTGGGTCCGCACCGGGCCTCAGTATTGCGGCGTGCTCGCTCCGCGAAGCACCGGCAAAACGCACGTCGTGACCGCGGCGAGCACCGCGTGTGACCTTTTCCTTGATCCGCAGTGGAAGGTCAAGATCCTCTCGAAGACGGACGGCGAAGCCAAGAAGACCGTCCAGCTTGTTCGGCGGTGGCTCAGCACGGTGCCGTTTCTCCGGCACCTCGTTCCCCAGAAGAACACATGGCAGAAGGACTCGGAGCGGTGGTTCCACACCGGGCCGTGCAGTGAGAACGCTCGCGACTATTCGCTCCACGCCCAGGGCATCGAATCGCAAATCACTGGCGGCCGTGCCCACGTCGTCTACGCCGACGACATCGAAACCAAGACGAACACCCGCACGCTCGAGGCCCGCACACTGCTCGATGAGCGAATCAAGGAGCTGAAGGCCGTCGCGTCGTTCGACACCAGGGGCCGGGGATCGGGCGGTCGAATCGTCGACGTCGGCACCTTCCACCACGAGGAATCGGTTTACATCAAGCTCTCAAAGCGCGGGTACACGTTCCGGACATGGTCGCTCGAGCACCTGGATCCCGAAGAGCAGAAACTCACGCTCGGCTACGCCCCGATGCTCGCCGACAAGCTCGCCCGCGGCGAAGTCCAGGTCGGCGACCCGACCATGCCGCACCGGTTCGGCCGGTCCTACATCAACGACCGCAAGGCCGAAGGCAAGGTCTACTACGCCCAGCAGTACAAGCTCATCGCCCAGATCGCCGACGAGGACCGCTACCCGCTCCGCCTGGCCGACTTCATCCTCCACCCGTGCCACCCGCACCTCGCGCCGACCGAGATCGTCTGGGGCCAACAGAACTCCAAGGGTGACACTTCTGCCACCGACATCCCCTCGCTCGGCTGGGACACCGATCGGTTCTACCGGCCGATCCACGTCTCCGACAAGCTCCTCCCGTACACGCACACCCACATGCGGATCGACCCCGCGGGCCGCGGCAAAGACAAGCTCTCTATCGGCATCGTCGGCCACCTCCACGGCGTCTTCTTCATCAAGCACGTCTCCGCCTACGCCGGCGGCGCCACCGACACCACCCGCGCCCGTGTCGCCCAGATCGCCCGCTCGCTCGGCGTCAACACCGCCACGGTCGAAGGCAACTTCGGCGGCGACGCCTACGGCTACCTCTTCCAAACCGACTTCAACCGACTCGCCCTCCGACCCGGCGAGAACGCCGCGTACCCGCAAGGCTGGGGATGCGTTGTCGACGACAAGCCCTCAAGCGGTCAGAAGGAACTCCGCATCATCGGAGCCCTCGAGCCGGCCCTCCTCGCCCACCGCGTCGTCATCGACCCGTCCGCCGCACGCAACGAGGACCTGCAGCACCAGCTTACCCGCATCACCCGCGACCGCGACTCGCTCGACCACGACGACGAGATCGAAGTGGTCGCCGCCGCCATCGCGGACCTGAACGAGATGCTCCGCATCGACCCGACCGCCGCGGCCGCGGACGAACGAGACTCCCGCATCCAGGCCGAGATCGACGAAGCCATCGGGATCTTCTTCCGCCAGCAGGACGCGACCACCATCGAGCACGGAGACTTCTTTCGCACATGAACGACGACATCATCAAGCTCGCCGCGACGGCGGGACAAGCCACAAAGCCCGCGGCCGACACGCCAAACTTCCGAGACGACCTCAAAGCCCTCGCCGAAGCACTCGACCACGCAGAAATACCACGCAACTTCCACCCCGACACCGAAAGAATCGCCCAGCAGCTCCAGGAAGGTTCCATCACCTTCCTCGAAGCAGTCCGTCGATTCAACAAGGCAAACTTCGGCGGGCTGCTCCCAACGTCCGGAGATTCGTTCAAGCCATGAAAGTTGCCATCCTTGGCGAATGCTCCGGGATCATCCGTGACGCGTTCATCGCCCGCGGGCACGACGCCGTGTCCTGTGACCTCAAACCATCCCGCCGCCCCGGCCCGCACATCCAAGGCGATTACATGGCCGTGGACTGGACCGGCTTCGATCTCGGCATCATGCATCCCGATTGCACCTACCTCGCGTGCTCCGGCCTGCACTGGAACAAGCGAAGGCCCGAACGCCAAGCCAAGACCGACGCCGCTGCCACATTTGCCATCGCCATGATGGACCTCCCGTTTCGCCGCAAAGCCATGGAGAACCCGATCGGCTGCCTCAGCACGCGATACCGCCGGCCCGACCAAATCATCCAGCCATGGCAGTTCGGAGACGACGCCAGCAAAGCCACATGCCTGTGGCTTGAGAACCTGCCAAAGCTCGTGGCGACCAACCCCGTCTTGCCGCGGCTTGTTTGCTGCGGGCTCGTAGTTCCCAACACGGACAAGTACGGCTGCCCCAATTGCAACGGAGAAAACAAGCCCAAGCCGCGATGGGGCAACCAGACTAACAGCGGACAGAACAAGCTCGGGCCAAGCCCGCTCCGCCAAGAACTTCGAAGCAACACATACCCCGGCGTCGCACAAGCAATGGCCGAGCAGTGGGGAAGTCTCCCAACGTCCGGATAACACCTCGAAAACCGCCAACTCCGCCAAAAAAGTGCGATGGCAGTCCGCCAGAAGCACACTCACGGAGCAGTGGCAGAACGGCCCGGAAAAAACTGGTTCGAGATTTGGGTGAGGGAGTGAGAGAAACCGCACGCGCTCGCACCCCCCAAGGCCCCCGCCGGCCTGCACGCCCAGACACACACGAGAGGCCGACCGATCCCGGCCCCCGATCGGCACCGATCCCGACCGATCGTCGAATCGTGGCACAAATGCTGGCACAATCCTCACGTAAGTGCAGGGAATCCCGACACTTAGAGGCAGCTTGTGAGGCTGTTTGGGTGACACATTGTGTCAGTGCCCGACCCGCTCGCATGCAGAATCGGGCAGGATGCGGGCTTATTGAGAATGATTCTCAGTCTCAAGTCTCCCTCTCCGCTCTGCCTTTTTCACCTGCACCCGCTATCCGTTGCGATCCGTTGCAATCCAGCCGCAGCAGAAGCAGAAGACCGGGACCGGGACCGCTTGTCCTTGTCTCTCTCTCCCGTCTGTTCCGCTCTGGGGCTTGTGGTGCTTGTGGTGCCCAGGGTGAGCACCCGTACGCGAGAAGGAAGGAGGGGGAGACAAAGAGGGGGAGGTCTCCAACCCGAATGCATCTCAGAAAAATCTTGCGAAATTCAAGATATCTGGTTGACACGCCGAAATAGATCGGATATCTTGTGCTATCTGGCATGCATGCCGCATGCTGGAGCACACCAAGGAGACACGCATGACGATTCACAAGGACAGCAGCGCGGCCGCAGTGGTGCAGTGGTGCCAGGCCAAGAACCTCCCGGCCGAATTGGTCGGTCGGTGGGTCTGGGTTTTCTTCACTTCCAAGCCGGACGCGCAGACTCGCGACAGCTTGAAGGAATCCGGGTTCCGCTTCTCCCGTGCCCATGATGGTCGCCCCGATGGTTGGTACCACACCGGGGGGCACAACCGAGGTCGCCGTCGGCCCGTGAAAGGGTGCGATGCCCGCACCATTCACGGATCGGTCCCCGTCTCTGAACTCGTGATCTCATGAACCACCCGACCGGCCCCGGGAAACCGGGCTCGGTCGATTCGGCTTGGATGCCCCAAGCCATGCACCAAGGAGATTCAATCGTGTCAGCAGCCACCCTACCTCCAGGCCTTTCCCGACGCATGCCCCTAGGGGATGCGCCATCCAACACGCCCCAAGGGTCAATCCCGTTCACTCGCACCGTGCGAGAAGCCGCACCCGTGCGGACGAACACGCCCGCCGAAACCGACGACCATGCCGCGACGCTTGCGGCAGCTATCCGGGGTCTGGCTGGATCAGTCAAGCCCGCCGAGGTTGAAGCCCTTTCGGCCAAGGTTGAAACCCTTGGCGAATGCGTCGACCTCGTTGCCAAGGACGTTTGCGGCTTGCGGACCTTGGTCGAATCGATCAAGAGCAGCCCGACCCAGACGATCCGATTCCAGATCGGGGACATGCCCACGGGCCCCGAGATCCGAAACGCCCGGCCCGAGTTGGCACAATTGGCAGAAGCCGTTGCCATGGGGTTCCAGAACCTTTGGCTTTCCGGTCCCGCCGGATCGGGCAAGACGACCCTAGCCGAAACGCTCGCGAAGGCGCTCGGCCGCTCGTTCGGTGCGCAATCGTTCGCCGCAGACATGACCGCCGCTCAGCTGGTCGGCGGGATTAATGCCGAGGGAAAGTATCAGGAGACCGCTTTCGTTCAGGCCTACGAAGCGGGCGGGGTCTACCTGCTCGACGAGATCGATTCGGCACCCGCCGAGATTCTCGTCCAGGTGAACGCCGCGCTTGCGAATGGTCGCTTGTTCCTTCCCCGTCACCATGACCCCGCCCGCCGCATCATCAATCGCCACGCCGATACCGTGATCGTGGCCGCAGCCAACACATGGGGCACGGGCGGGACTGCTCAGTATATCGGGCGCTCGCCCATCGATGCTGCCACGCTTGATCGATTCGCTGGCGCTCGGTTCTACGTCGGATATGACGCGAGGCTGGAGGAATCGATCCTCTCAGATTCGATGATCCTCGCGCGGATTCGCAAGATCCGGGAGAACATCGGACGTCACAAGATCCGGCAGATTGTGGGCACCCGCTCGGTCATAGCCGCCGCTCGCATGGTCGCCGCAGGGAAGCCAACCGCCGAGATTCTGGACCGTCTCACGGTCGGATGGTCGGACGAGGAGAAGGCTAAGGCGCTCGCAGAATGACACACCCGCCGCCCCGGGAAACCGGCGCGGCGCGGATTCACCAAGGAGATCCACCCATGATGAAAGCGAACGCAACCAGGGGCAGCAGACGGAGAATCCAGATCAGAGGGGAGCGGCATTTCGACGCGACCCAGATCCACCGCCCGGAGACATCCAACCCGATCCCGCTCGCTGTCCGGTACTACGACGACTTGGCGGAATGGTGTTTTCACGCGGAATGGTGGCTCGGGCAGTGCGGGACGAAGCCGCAGGATCGGTATGGCCCTTGGACCAGTCACCCAGAATTCCCAACGTTCGAAGACGCTTGGAACGCCATGGAAGAGGGGCGAGCGCCGTCGACGTTCCTTGCCCAGCTAGACAGCTATCGGGGGACGTTCGTCGAAACCATCGAGGCGAATGGTTGGGCGGAAAGCCGCCGCCGCCGGCTCGTGTGGGGCGATGATGGCGACGAAGCAAACGTTGACCGGGTGCTTGTTGGGCACGAACGCCCCTTCCGCCGCTCGGTTGCGGGTCGAATGTCCCAGGTTATCCGGCTCGGGCTTGATTCGACCGCGCTCGGAGCATGGGAGGGTGGGCAGTTTGCGCGGGTTGGGGGCTTGCTTGCAGCCATCGCGGAAACCATCGAGCGGCAGGGGCGATCGGTTGAAATCACCCTCATCGAGACAGAGAACAGCGACCGGAGAGGCACGCACTACGTACACGCGTGCACGCTCAAGCACGCATCCGACCCCGTCGACTTGGAACGCATCGGCGCGGTTAGCTCCCCGCTGTTCGCCCGAATCGTCTGTCTCGTGACCGACATTTTTGACGCCGGTCAGTACTCGCAACCGGTCAGGCATAGAGACCGGCCCAACATGGCCGAGGAGCTTGGACTAGACGCGATCGTCGGGCTCTACACGTCGCTCGACTCGCTCCGCCCGCTGATCGGCGCAGCGACCGCCGTTTGAACACACCCGCCGCCCCGGGAAACCGGCGCGGCGAGGCTTGCCCGATGCCCGGGCGCAAGGAGATCCACATGGCAAAGTTCATCGTTCGCGAAGCGCAGACCGTGACCCGTATTGCCTACTTCGAGCACACCATCGAGGCGGAAACGTTCGAGGAGGCGAAGGCAAAGGTTCGCCGAGGAGAGACACTTGTCGGCGACGTTCGACTTATCACCGAGACGGACGGCGAGTATGGGAACAGCGGGTTCGGCGAAGACGATGACGAGGCTTTGGAGGCGCTCGAGGAATCCGACCGCATCGAGGCCCTGTGGCGCGACGAGAACGACGAGCCCGACGAGAACGACGAGTAAGAACACACCCGCCCGCGCCGGAAACGGCTCGGGCGAGCTTGGCCGATGCCCGGCCCACCAGGAGAACACCATGCACCCCGATATCAAAGATTTTTTGGACACTGTCGCCGCAGGAAACACCGAGTTTGATCGGCTGGAACAATTGGCAGACGAGCTTCTCGAACGGTTCAAGGACCCGCCGCACGCCGAAATGGTCCGCAAGTGGGCCAAGGAACTCCACCAGGAAGACGGCGAGGTTGAGATCGACGACGACGCTGCCTTGTCCGAAGGCGACGACAACGGCACATATGTCGCCGCTTGGGTGTGGGTCAGCTACGCGGGAACCGAGCTTGACAAGAACGCCGAGGAGGTGGAATCGTGAGCGAACGAACCAACGCGGACAGGATCCAATCAGCAGAAGACGCGATCGACGCCAATCAACACGGGTCGCGGTGGCGAAACGACGACGAAGGTGCCCTCACGGACATCCTTGCCGACCTCATGCATTGGGCCAAGGCAAACAACCACGATTTCAACGAGTGCGCCCGCATCGCCAAATCCCACTTTGACGCCGAGGTTGCTGAGGCTGAGGAGGCTGGCGAATGACCCCACAATCCGCCCGCTGGCGCGGCATCGCGGAGAGTCTGGGGAAGCAGGCTCACGCGAAGATGAACAGCCCGATCGGCCGAATGCGACACACGAGGCGCCGCGCCTCTATCGCGGCGTCGATGGCCTCAGACGGGCTCGCCCTGCTTGATGCCTCCCGAGCCGCCGAGAAGCTCGCGGACCTCTGGCAACGCCCGCCCGTGCCCTTCCCGCTCGGTTCTATCCGATCGGGGCGACAACTCCGCGAGATCGTGCGCGGATGGCACGGCGACCTTGAGCCGGACCAGGCGGAGAAGGCCCGCGAGATGCTCAAGACCGAGCGCCCGCCCGAGGACAGCAGGGAAATCGAGCTTGCCGACTTGCTCCGCACGATCCGCGGCGGGGCACGGAACATCCCCGGATTCTTCCCCACCCCGCCCAAGCTCGTTGACCTCATGATCGACTGCGCGGACATCGGGCCGGACGTCCGGAACGTGCTGGAACCGTCGGCAGGGATCGGGTCGATCGTGGATCGACTGCGAGAGCGACACCCCGAGATTCCGAACGTGCTTTGCATCGAGCGGAACGCACAGCTTTGCGAGGTTCTCCGGCTCAAAGATCACACCTTCGAGAACGAGGATTTTCTCGCGTGCGGGGTGGAGGAAGCGAGCATCGACGTCGTGCTCATGAACCCGCCTTTCGAGAACGGGCAGGATGCCGAGCACGTCGCGCACGCGTTCAGATCCCTGCGCCCGGGTGGTCGGTTGGTGGCAATTGTGTCAGAGGGGTTGTTCTATCGGAACGACCAGAAGGCGCACGCGTTCAGGCTGCTGCTGTTGGACCACGGCAAGTACGTCCAGGAGCTTGCCGACGCGTTCAATGGTCCGGACGCGTTCGTCCCGACTGGCGTGCGGACCCGGCTCGTGGTGCTCGACAAGCCCGTTTGAACACACCCGCGCGTCCCGGAAACGAGACGCGCGAGGTTTCCGGATGCCCCGGACAAGGAGATTTGCATGATGAACGTGAATCAGACAGAGGAGATCAGCCCGCAGGAGGCCAAGGTGCTTGACCGCATTTTGGAGGACATCAAGAACGCCCGCCCGATTCCCGCCGAGCCTCAGTGCTCCCACGGCGCGGTGAAGTGCCAAGTGTGCGGCCACCGCACCACGAAGGGAGGTGTATCTTGACGCTCTTCGACTACCTCTACGCCTGCTCGCTGTGGCAGTGGTGCGGGAATCTCGCCGCGGTTGGCCTCATCGCATGGGGCGTCCGTCACTGGTCGTTCCTGAACATCAACTCCGGCATGAACTCGGGGTCCATCTTCACGACCGAGAAGGGCAAGCCCTGAAACAACGCACCCGCCCGGGGAACCGGACGGGTGCGATTCTCGGGGTTGCCGCCCCAAGAGCCGACGGCTAGCACGCCGGCCTCACAAGGAGAAGTTCGATGGTAGACGACAAGTCCAGGCCCAGGACGCACACGCAAATCAGCGTCCGCAAGGCCGATCAGGTGGTCGAGATGGCGCGAGAGTTTGCCGCCAAGCTCGCCAAGGAGAAGGGCGTCAGGGTGTCGGTGGGTGACGCCGTCCGTGTCGCGTTGCAGCAGGCGATTGGGGAGGAACGATGAGCGAATACACCCCCGCCGCCGCCCAAGCCGCACGCGTGAGGGGAGGGGAGGGATGAAGCCTTTCCCAATGCAACCGCTCGCGTGGGACGATCACGGCACGCTTCGATTCAAAGCGAACCGGATCGTGCGGGACATGCTGGACCTCGCTACAAAGGCGGGGATCATGGACATGAACACCATCGCCATCGACGCCCAACTCCACGGGAAGTACACCCGTGAGGAACAGCAACAGTTTGCGCAACTGATCGGGTACTCGTTGACGGGGTACTCGGAACTCCGGCAGTACGTCACCGACGGCGCGTGGGATCGTGCTGTGGCGTTGCCTGTACCGAAGAAGCCTCGCAAGAAGAAAGGAGCCCGCGATGGGAAGTGACAAGAACCCCACCCCTGCTATTCCGACCACCTACGGACTCTGCCCGAAGTGCGGATCCGTCGGGGTCAGCCGCGAGCGACGGCCCAATGGCAATGACCGATGCGTGAACGGGCACGAGTACCCGTCTGCGGATGCCGTCACGCACCCGTTCGGACCCACCCCCGCCAGCGTCGTCGAGACGCACAGGCCGGAGGTGCCGAGCCATCACGCCCGAATGGAGAAGCTGCGATGGATGGCGTCCGAGTTTGATCGACAGTGCTTCAACCCCAACAAGCAGCAACTTCAAGGCGCGACCGACGCCCTGTTCGGCACGCTCATGGCTATGGAGCAACGTATTCACGCGGTCGAAAGCCGCATCCCCGGAGAACCCCCATGCTCAGACGAATCTGGTTCTGGATCGACAGAGTCCTCGAAACCGTCAACATCATCGGCATCTTCGGAATCACCGTCCTCCTGCTCTACTGGCTCGTCACCCGTTAAGCCCCCCGCGCAGGCGTGCGATGGGAGCGGTAAGACGCGAACCCATTCGGGCATGTTGGGAATCGACATCGAGGACCCTTGCCCCGGCTGCGACAGGTGCAAGCCCGCCAAACCCGACGACGCCGCGTTCAGGGAGAAGATAAGCCTGCTGTGCGGGCGGGTGCTTGGCGTAACGCCCGTTGGAACGCCAACCTACATCCTCGCCCGCGAAGTCCTCGCGATGATGGAGAAGCCATGAACATCGGCGTACAGCTTCATTCGAACGGCGAATACTGGCAAGCGAAGTGGAGGACCACCACCGGCAAGCGGGTCGCCAAGTCCATCGGCAGCAAGGCGAAGGTCAGCAAGGCCGAAGCACTCCGCGCGTGCCGCGAGATCGCCCGCGACCACATCCTTGAGCCTGGGAGCGAGGACGCGGGGAACGCGCCGCTTCTCTCCGCGTGGAGGACCGCGTACCTCAAGTCGCACTCCGAACTCAAGGAAGGGACGGTCAACCTCAAGATGCAGACCTTCGCCAAGCTGCTCGATCACTTTGGCGACATCCGGCTCGATCGGATCACCCGCGCGGGCGCCGCGGCGTTCCGAACATGGATGCTCGGGAAGGAGCTTTCCGCGGCGACCGTCAGCCGGTACATCCGGGACGCGAAGTCCATCTTCCGAGAGGCTCGTGATCAAGACCTCATCCGGCTCAACCCGTTCGACCGGGTGTCGGGCGCGTCTCCCGACATGGCGAAGACCTGGGCGGTCATCAGCCACGACGACCTGCGTCGGCTCCTGGACGCCGTCCCCGACGCGGCGTGGCGAGCCCTGGTCGGAATGTGCAGGCTCGCCGGCCTACGCCGCGGCGAGGCTCTGAGGCTCCGCGTGCAGGACGTGGACTTGGTCGAGCGGGTCCTCTCGGTCTACCCCGAGGGGTTCGTCGAGGGCACCAAGCAGGCGTACCGAACCGTTCCGATCACACCCGCGCTCGCGGCGATTCTCCGGGAGTCGATCGACGCGGTTCCGGACGGGGAGGAGCGGTTGTGCTGGTCGATCTACGGGCGGAACGTGGATCGGGACATTCGGACGTACCTTGGCCGAGCGGGCATCCCCAAGTACGGCAAGCCGCTCCACACGCTGCGGAAGAATCTCGAGTCCGAATGGCTCGCGATCCATCCCGCGCCCGCGGTGTGTGCGTGGCTCGGCCACTCGCCCGCGGTCGCGATGAAGCATTACAACAAGCCGCCACCCGAGGTGGTGGCGAAGGTGACGGGGCTGCCACAGCCGGGCACAAATCTGGCACAATTGCCAACCCTAACAGACGAAAAGCACTAGCGGGCGACCGGATTCGAACCGGCGACGTACAGCTTGGAAGGCTTGTGTCGCACCCCCTACCAAACACGCCCATCGGCCTTTTTCAAGGGTCGATGGGCGTTTGCGTTCGGTAGCCTAACGATGGCGGAGCACTGGCGGAGCGGTGGCGGTGGCACAAATCAGCGGACGGGCTCGACGATCCGAACCCCGTGCACAGGCGTCCCGTCCATCGTGTAGACCTTGACGCCGACAACGCTGTGCAGTGCCGCCAGGATCATCGCAAGCAAGACGGCGATCGCGACGAGGACAACGAGGGTGGCGATTCGCATGGCCCGGTCCATTAGGCCACGCCCTTGTAGCAGGCGGCGATGGCGGCGGCTGCTTGCGACACCCTTCCCGGCGACAACGTGCCGAGAATGAGCTGTTGTGATTCGTGATCAAGGTTCGCCAGCCACAAAACGACGCGCTCGATAAGCACAGTGCGAGACATCGCATGCCGAACCACCAATGAATCAGTGGCCTCCACGGTGGCGTCGGTCACGCGGATCATTTGGCCGGACACTTTCGCCGGCTTGGGCGCGTGCGGTTTGCTGCGAGAACTAGCTGCTGTCATGATCAATCTCCCTTTGGTTAGGGAATGGTACCTAGTGATATCCACGAGTCAAGTGCTTGCGGGCACAAGGGTTGCGCACCACAACCGACAAAAACAGGGATGCTTCCTTGCATCACTCGGTATCATGCGATATCCTTTTCTCATGGCAAAGACCTCTCAAAGACCTGTGCTATCCGCCCCGCGGCAAAAGCCAGGGCTGATGATCCGGGGCCAGAAGAGCACCATGGACGCGTTCCGCAAGTTTGCGTCCGAGAACCTGCTCACTTTGGGAGACGCCCTCACGGTGCTCATGAACGGGTGGAATCGCCTCTCTTCCGACCAGCAATCCGCCAGCCGCAAGGCCAACCAGGAACCGAAGCAGTGACACAATTGCCACCCGACAACCTGCCCGTCGGCCTGCACCCCGAGATCCCCGAGGGGGTTTACCGGGCACACCCCGCGGTCAACTACTCGATCCTCAAGCACGGGGAGGTGTCCTGCAAGAACCTCAAGGCGGCGATCGACGGCTTGCTCAAGAAGCCCGGCTCCGCGGTCGATCTCGGATCCGCGGTCCACGCTCTTGTCCTCCAGCCTGAGCAGTTCGACAGCTTGATCGCGGTCAAGAAGAAGGTCGACGGCCGCACCAAAGAGGGCAAGGCGTACAACGAGGAGTTCGAGAAGCACGCTGCCGGCAAGACGATCATCGACGAGAACGATCTCGTGATCGCCAAGCGGATGAACGACGCCGTGCGTGCGCACCCCGCCGCGGCGGCCCTGCTTGAACAGCCCGGCGCTCAGGAGGTCGTTCTCCGCTGGACGATCGGCGACATTCAGTGCAAGGCGCGGTGCGACTTGATCATCGACGGGATGAACGGCGAGCCCGACACCATCATCGACATCAAGACCACCGCCGACGCGAGCCCCGCGGAGTTCGCCCGCTCCATCGGGAGCTACGGGTACCACATGCAGGCCGCGTGGTACATGGCCGGGTACGAGGCGATCACGGGCAGGCGTCCCAACTACCGGATCATCGCGGTCGAGAGCGAGTACCCGCATGACGTCGTCGTCTACAAGCTCGGCCGCGAGACACTGGCGATCGGCTCGCTTCAAATCATGGAGTGCGTCAAGCGGTATGCGGAGTGTCAGGCGTCGGGCGAATGGCCGGGCTACGCCGACGGCGAGTTGGAGGTCGGCTTGCCGATCTGGGCCATCAAGCGGTTTGAGGAGGATCAGCGATGAACTGGAGTGAGCAAGTCGACAAGCTGGCCTCCGCGATGGTCGCGTTCCAAGCCGACACTCCGAACGTGCCGCGCGGGTCGACCGCGAAGGTCACGATGAAGGCCGGCGGTTCGTACGCGTTCAACTTTGCCGACCTTGCTAGGGTCCGGGCACACACCCGCGAGTCCATGGGTCGTCACGGCTTGGGATTCACGAGCGGGACCGAGATCATCATCGACGGCGAGAACACCCGGGCTCGCGTTACCACCCGCGTGTTCCATGTGTCCGGCCAGTGGGTTGAGCAGTCGATCTGCATGTGGCTTGAGGATGGTCGCCCGCAGTCCGTCGGCTCGGCGCAGACCTACGCCACCCGCTACAACGTCATGGCCCTGCTTGGGCTCGCCGCCGACGACGAGGATGATGATGGCAACGTTGCCAGCGGCAACCGGGCCACGGTCGAGCAGCGAGTCAAGGCGACGGTCGACAAGGTGAGGGCCGATGCCGCGGCGAAAGTCGGCGACAACTCTGCCTCGCCTTCGTCCCCCTCGCCCTCCACCTTCGGCCCGGTGTTCATCCAGAAGCTCCAGGCCAAACTCACCGCGATCGGCAAGACCACAGGGGCACTGCGCGACGTGATGCTGAAAGCCGGCGTCGACAACGCCCTGTGCCCGACCGACGACCCGAAGACTTGGAACACGTCTCTCCAAGAACGAATCAAGAAGTGGGTTGATGCCCAACTCACCCCGCCCAACAAGGAGTAGTCACCATGGCAGTCCGCGCATTGAAGATCGCGAAGCTCGTTCGCGACCCGTCGATCCAGCCCCGCACCGATCTCGACAAGGAGTCGATCCAGCAGTACGCCGACGCGATGGAGGCGGGCGCCGTGTTCCCGCCGATCGCGGTGTTCAAGATCGACAAGAAGTTCATCGTCGTCGCCGGCTGGCACCGCATCGCCGCCGCGGAGCTTCGCGGCTTGGCCGAGATCCGCGCCGAGATCATCGAGGACAAGACTCTGCGTGACGCAAAGCTGTTCGCGATCGGCGACAACAGCAAGCACGGCGTCAGGCTGAGCAACGCCGACAAGCGGCGAGCGGTCGAGTCGCTTCTCCAGGACGACGAGTGGGCGTCCAAGTCCAACCGCGAGATCGCCGCCTACTGCGGCGTGTCACATGAGCACGTTCGCCGGATCAAGGAAGAGCGGGAGCGGCCCGACGACACCGCGCCCGAAGAAGCCGAGCCCAAGCCCGCGACCGAATCGACCGGCGAGACGGGCGAGAGTGGCGATTCGTGGGGCGACGAGGAGACGAAGCCCGAGGGCGAATCCAAGCCGACGACCATCGAGGAGCCGATGCGAGACAAGGTCGGCAACTTCGTCCCGCCCGCGCTGATTCCCGCGTTCACCGAAGGCTCGGACTTCTTCAAGGCCGCGATCCACAACCTCACCGCGACCCGCGATTCGCTCGCCGAGGCGGCGAAGGTCGGCCAATTCGGCAAGTTCCTCCGCGAGCAGGACGTCACGATCCCGATCAACAACGTCATCGAGTCGCTCAAGTTCGCGCGTCCGCACGCCGTCTGTCCCGAGTGCGAAGGCAGGGGGTGCGACCCGTGCCGGCAGCAGGGTTGGATGCCGAAGGCGCTGTACGACGCGGCCGTTGAGAGCGAGCCGGTTCCGACCGAGTGAAGTGGGGCATCGCTTCACACTCGCCGTCCGCGACCGACACGACGCGGACGGCTTTTCTCAGAACAACCTGGACCGCTGGCTCAACCGGTAGAGCGCCCGCCTTTGGAGCGGGAGGGTGATGGTTCGACTCCATCGCGGTCTGTTTATGCAACTGCGGCCATACCAGAACGCCTGCATGACTGCTTCGCTCGACGCCTTCCGCACGCACCTCTCGGTGCTGACGGTTCTGGCGACCGGGCTCGGCAAGACCATGATCTTCTCGATGCTCGCTGGCAAATGTGTCAGCAAGGGCAAGCGAGTTCTGTGCGTCGCGCACCGCGAGGAGCTGATCACCCAGGCTGTCGCGAAGATCGAGGCTGTCACCGGCCACCGCGCGGACATTGAGATGGGCGACCTTCGCGCGGTCGACTCGCTCCATGGCAAGGCCCCTGTGGTGGTGGCGTCCGTCCAGTCTCTCAACGCGCCCCGCGGCAACGAGCGGCGGATGAAGTTCTTCGACCCGACGGAGTTCGGCTTGATCATCTTGGACGAAGCCCACCACGCGGTCGCGGAGAGCTACATCCGGATCGTGGAGTATTTCCGGGCCGCGAACCCGACGATCAAGGTGTACGGCACGACAGCCACGCCCGACCGTGGCGACGGGGAAGCTCTCCGCCGGCTGTTCGAGACGTGCGCGTTCGAGTACGGTGTCGCTGACGGCATCCGCGACGGTTGGCTTGTGGACATCGAGCAGCAGCTCGTTCGGATCGAATCGCTCGACCTGTCGCACAGCCGCACGACTGCGGGTGACATCAATGGCGCCGACCTTGCCGCCGCGATGGAGTACGAGAAGACGCTCCACGGCATCGCGGATGCCACTCTGCAGATCGTCGGCCAACGCAAGACTCTGGTGTTCGCCGCGTCCGTCGCACAGGCTACCCGGCTGTCGGAAATCTTCAACCGCCACCGGCCGGGGTGCTCGAGGATCGTCACCGGCGACACGCCCAAGGAGGCCCGCCGCGAAATCTTCAAGGCGTACGCCGCGCGAGACTTCCAGTTTCTCACGAACGTCGGTGTCGCCACCGAAGGGTTCGACGATCCGGGCATCGAGTGTGTCGTCATGGGGCGTCCGACCAAGAGCCGGTCGCTGTACGCCCAGATGCTCGGGCGCGGCACCCGCATTCTGCCCGGCGTGGTCGATGGTCCGCACGCTCAGCATTGGGAAGGCCCGCACCGCCGACAGGCCATCGCCGCGTCCGCAAAGCCGAGCGTGCTCGTCTTGGACTTCGTCGGGAACGCCGGCCGGCACAAGCTCGTGCACGCGGTCGACATCCTCGGCGGCAACTTGGACGAGTCGCAGGCCGAGCGGGTCCGAAACAAGCAGGAGAAGAGCAGCAAGCCAAGCTCGGTGCTGGACGACATCGCCCAGGCCGAGATCGAGGAGCGGAACGAGCGGATCCGCCGCGAGGAGGCGGCGCGGCAGGGGATCAAGGGCAAAGCCAAGTTCTCGGCCGAGAAGATCAGCCCGTTCGACGTGCTCAACCTTCGCGCCCCGCGGGAGGTGCCGTGGCACACGGGCCGCACGCCCACCGAGAAGATGCTTTTGACTCTGCGCAATCGCGGAGTGGAGAACCCGGAGACTCTCACATGGACACAGGCGTCAGCGTTGATCTCGAAGTTGAACGAGCGGATGGACAAGGGCATGTGCACGTACAAGCAGGCAAAGAAGCTCGGCAAGTACGGGTACGACACCGAGGCGATGACGTTCGCCGAGGCGTCCGAAACCCTCAGCGCCTTGGCGGCGAACGGGTGGAAGCCCTTGCAGACGGCCAACTCATGACGTTCCAAGCCATCGCCGCGAGGCTTGGGATCAGCGCCCAGGCCGCGGAAGAGACGCACCGGCGGGCACTTCGCAAGCTCGCGACGCTGCTCCAGGAGTTCGCGTGATGGAGTGTCTGATCTGCTTGGTGATCGGTGTGATCGTGGGGTTTGTGTTTGGGAGGCACGAACGTGTCGAGGTTCAAGAGCGGCATGATCGCGTGGGTGAAGGTGAGGGTGAAGGGACCCGTGAACGTTCTCGGTTCCAAGCTCTCGGAGTGCGAAGTGCTGAACATCGACGGTTCGATCGCTGATCCCGGATTCATCTACATTCACGACGACGCGTTGATCGTGGACAGCGTCGCGCGGACGGCGAGAGAGAACGCACAGAAGCCGGCCCCGAGGCCGCAGCAGAAGCAGGAACGCTATGTGGACGACTGGTAAATGTGGACACGCGATCAGTTCATCGGCCCGACTGTCGAAGAAACCGACGCATGCCTCGCTCTCGGGGCGCTCGGCGCTCAGGCGTGCCGCGATTGGGTGGACAGCATCGGCGTCGGCCGGCAGATCCGGATGCTCTTCCGGGATGGGTGGGAATCGATCGTTGCCGACGCGATCATCGACGGCGAGGGCTTGTCGGTCGCGGCGCCATGGTGGGTTCCGTTCTTTGTTCGCGAAGGGTTGAGCAGGGGAGTTGATTCATGGGACGAAGGAATCAGCAATCCGGGAGTGCGATGCCTTCTGCGTCTGGCGGAGCACCGGCGTTGCCACATCGTCTCGACACAGCTCGCGTGGCTGGCGGAGCGGGCGAAGGCGGGGGAATCGACGGACGAGGCGGTGTCGGAGGTCCGCGGGTGGCTGGAGCTTTTGTCGCCATCGCAGTAGCGTGGCTCCCGAGCGACCCGCCGCGGCCCTGTCCGGAGGTTCTGGACGAAGCGGACGCCGCGCTGTACTTGCGGCTCGACCCAGAGACGGCGACCCACACGCTCAAGCGGTACCGGCTTGACGGCCGACTGCAAGCGAAGCGGGTCGGCAAAGCGTTGGTCTACCGCAGGGTGGACCTTGACAAGTTCATCGAGGATCAGCCGGGACACTGACCATGAAGCAGACCATGACCGCCGAGCAGTTCATCGCACAGCACGTCCGCGGCACGCCCAAGCTCGCCCGCGGTCGCACTGCCGGCGCTACGCACAAAGCCATGAACCAAACCGAGCGGGCTTACGCCGCGCGGCTCGACTACATGCTGTCGAAGGGCGAGATCCTGGCGTACTCGTTCCACACCCTTCGCATCGTTCTGGCTGACCGGTCGTGGTACACGCCCGACTTCCTCGTTCAGATGCCCGACGCATCGCTCGAGATCCACGAGGTCAAGGGGTGGGCGACCGAGCAGCACGCGTTGTTGCAGTTGAAGTGGGCGGCACAGATCGCGCCCTGGTTCACCTTCCGCTCGTTCACCAAGATTCCGCAGAAGGACGGCGGCGGGTGGAAAGAGCGCACGTTTGAAAGCACGGAGGCTTGATGAGCGGGCACATCATCGCGGGAAGCATTCTGGAAGCCGAGTACGCTCTTGAGGCCGAGGCTGTCGAGGAGGGCGTGCGGCGGTACTACGAGCAGGTCCAGTCCGCGGTCGCTCGCGGCGACGGTGCCAGCGTCAAGCCCGCGGAACGGTTGATGATCCACTGGTTCTCGCCCGTGCGGCGGGAGATCGTCAAAGAGCAGGGGTTCATTCGCCAAGGTCGGCCGGCGCCGCACCGCTCGACCTACGGCCCGGTGATCCACTTGGTCGACCCGTCGATCATCGCGACCATCGGGATCCGCGAGGTCCTGTCTCACTGCTTGGCCGGCGACGGCGAGGCAACGGTCGCCAAGGTGGCGTACGCGATCGGGAACGCGATCATCGCGCACCTGCACAGCGAGCAGCTCCGCAGGGATCCCGACCGGAAGGAAGCCTTTGCGAAGATGGTCATGCGGATTCGGAACATGAATCCGTGCAAGATCAATCAGTTCGTGCGGATGAGCATGGACGAGCACTACTGGTCGATCCGAATCGCGACCAAGGTCGGCGTCCGCGTCCTGTGGGCGGTGATCGAAGCGAGCGTCGCCGGCGACTATGGCGACCCGAAGGCGAAGGCCGCGTTCCTGTACCGGTGCGGGACGAAGAAGTCCGCTCGGGTGGTGATGACCCAGGAGGCTTGGGATCTCATCCGAGACGGGCACGCGACCCGTCAGTTCCTCCGACCCGAGTACCTGCCCATGCTCTGCCAGCCGGCGGAGTGGCAGTTTGACCCGAAGGACGGAACCCTCATCGAAGGCGGCTACTACCGGATCCGCACGCCCTTGATGAGCCACCCGACGCGGCGGCAGCGCGAGGCGTTCGCCATCCACAAGCCCCAGACCGTGCTTGACGGGCTCAACGCCCTGTGCGCGACCCGCTTCCGGATCAATCGCCGGGTGCACGCGGTTGAGAGGAAACTCTGGGATAGCGGCGGCGGCGCTGCCAACATCCCGAGGGCGAACGACTTCGAATTGCCGCCCACTCCGTCAGACTTCGGGACCAACGAGGAGGCGACCGCGGGGTGGAAGCGTGAAGCCACGTTGATCCACGAGAAGAACCGCAAGCTGGTTGGGGTTCGCACTATCTTCGCGAACACGCTGGATCTGGCGAACCGGTTCGCCGACGCGGAATCGTTCTGCCTGCCGCACCAACTCTGCTTCCGCGCGAGAACATACCCGCTCCCGGTGTACCTCAACCACTCGGGCGGAGACGTGGCCCGCGGGCTCTTCGAGTTCGCTCGCAGTGTGCCGGCCAACACGCCCGACGCTCAGCGGTGGCTCCGGATCCACGCTGCCAATTGTGCCGGCATCGACAAGGCGACCTTTGAGGATCGTCTCAAGTGGGTCAAGGATCACGAGTCCGAGATCGAGCGGGTGGCGTCCGACCCGCTCCGCCATGACTCTTGGATGCGGGCGAAGAAGCCGTTCCAGTTCCTCGCGGCGTGCTACGCACTGTGCGACCCCAAGGACGCGGCCCATCTTCCCGTCCAGCGGGACGGCACCTGCAACGGGCTCCAGCACCTTGCCGCCCTGGGGCGCGACGAGATCGCCGGCCGCGCGGTCAACCTCATTGACTCGGACGTGGTCGGGGACGCGTACGGGTTGGTCGGGGAGAAGACGCGCGACAAGCTCGCGGCCGACTCCGCCCGCGGGGTGCACGACGCGACGATCATTCTCGCCCACCTGAATCGAGACTTGGTCAAGCTCCCGGTGATGACCAAGCTCTACAACGTGACCGAGTACGGCGCCAGCCGGCAGCTCATGGCGAAGATGAAGGCGATGGGGTTCGAGAGCAAGAGGGATCAGTTCCACTCCGCCCGGTACTTTGCGAGGATCGTGCTTGCCGCGGCAGCCGAGGCGTACCCCGCGGCGATGTCGCTCATGGAGTATTTCTCGGGTGCCGCGCACGCGTGCGTGACCAAGTATCCGACCCGCCCGTTCGCTTGGAAGAGCCCGATCGGCATGCCCGTGGTGCAGGACGGCCCGAAGTACACGCGCCAGCGGAAGATTCGGATCCCCGCGTCCGACATCAAGCTCATCTTCCCCATGGAAACAACGGGATGCCCGGTGCGGATCGGCAAGCAGAAGAACGGCGCTCCGCCGAACATCATCCACTCGATCGACGGGGCACACAAGTTCCTCACGGCGATCGAGTGCCGGGCGAACGACATCGACTTCGCCGACAACCACGACAACTACTGGAGCCATGCCGCCCACGCGGTGCAGTCCGACCGGATCAATCGCTCCAACTTCGTCATCACCCACTCCCCGGACATCGTCGCCCAGCTTGACGCCGAGTGGCGGCGGGAGTTCCCGAACGCGGAGTTGCCGCCGATCCCGCCCAAAGGGACCTTGTCCGTGTCTTCCGTCCTCACGTCGCGGTACTTCTTCCACTGACACATTTGCCAGATGCCACAAGGTGACACACACAGCGGGTTCGCCAGGGTCTTCTTCGCGCGAGGCTATCGCCAGTGGTGGTCGACGTCCGGTCTGATCCGCCTTGGAACACGGTCCGAGCTTGCCCACGTTTCGGTCGGAGATGGCCGATGGGTGCTTGAGCCCTCCCAGAGAGGAGATCGGTTCGTTCCCGAGCACGCGTACGTGACGCGATGCCCGACGCTGGCGTTCGCCGTGGAGATCCTAACGCCGTGGCCTGTCCGGCTCGACACGTACCCGCCCGCGGCCTCTCGCCACCGGCTCAGTTTCGCGTGCGTCCGGGTCGTCAAGCAGGTTTTGGCGGGGGCCGGCGTGCCCGTTCCGTGGCACATTGTGTCACCCCGCGGGCTGTTTCAGCACCTCGTTTCCCAAGGAGCAGAGCTTGTCCGAATCTCCTGAATCCAGGGCTGCCAAGCTGCAAGTGACCATCGACGTGCTCGAGGAAATGGTGCCGTCGCATCCGCCCAAGCTCTCTGACATCGCAACCGAATCCGCGCGGCTCTCGCTTGCCAGCCAGATCGGCAAGCAGGAGCTTCTCGCCAGACTCAAAGACGAACTCGCCCAGATCAAGGAGGCTGGATCATGACGTTCTTTGCCGACATCATGGGCCAGCAACAGCAGCAGGCACCGATTGTTGAGCCCAAGCAGGCCGCGGCGCCCAAGGTCGACATCGCCGAGCTTGCGAGGCAGCGTGCCGCCAAGCTCGCTCGCCAGAAGAACCGCGACAGCCTGATCGTCGAAGCCGGCGGTACGGGCACTGGACTCTCGATTCCCCAATGAACAACAAAGGACCCTTGGCCGACATCTTCCACGCGGACAACGCGGCGCGGCAAGGCACCCTTGAGCGAGCCCGCTCGTGCGCCGCTCTGACGAAGCCGTGGATCCTGCCGCCCGAGGGGCACGACGAGGAGTCACGGCTCCCGGAGTCTTACCAGTCGCTCGGCACCATGGGCGTCACGAACCTGGAGGGCCAGTTGCTCGCCGGTTTGTTCCAGCCGGGCTGGTTCGCAATCTCCCTTTCGCCCAAGATCCGCAACGCGCCCGAGAGCGAAGTGCCCGAGGCGCGGAAGTACGAGCTGGAGCAGAACGTTTTCCTCCGCGAGTTGCAGATTCAGGCCACGCTCGAATCCGTCGAGATCATGAAGAAGGGCCGGCGTCGTTCGTCCGGGTTCCGCACCGGGAAGCGGCAGGCCATTTCGCAGGTGTTGATCACCGGCGACGTGCTCGAGCAGATGATGAGCGACTTCCGCATCAAGAGCTTCCGCCGCGATCAGTACGTGACGCGGCGGGATTCGTCCGGGGACGTGCTCTATCACTGCGTCCGCGAGACGATCGACCCGCTCGTGTTGACCGAGAAGCAGCTCGATAAGGCCGGGCTCAAGAGCGGCGACCTTCGAAAGATGAGCGTCGGCGACCGGAAGTGCGACATCTTCACGTACACGGAATACCAGCCGTGGACGAAGAAGTGGGTCGTCAAGCAGGAGGTCAACGGCAACGAGATCGTGAACCCGATCGAAGAAGCCGTCTCGCAGTTCTTCTCCACCGCGTTCGAGCTTGCCCCCGGCGCCAACTACGGCCGCGGCTGGGTTGAGCTGAACCACGGGAACCTTCGGAGCTACAACGAGCTTTGCATGCGTCTCTTGGACTTTGCCGCGATCGCGTCCGACATGGCGTGGTGCGTCGGCGTTGGTTCTCGCGTGGCCGACAAGCAGCTCCAGGGTCGAGCGGGCCGCGTGATCCGTGGCGTGCGAATGGAAGGCGGCATGCCCCAAGACATCGGCATGCTGCGGGCCGAGAAGCTGAGCGACTTCCGCGTCGTCTTCGAGACTGCGGAGAAGCTCAAGCAGGACTTGGGCCGCGCGATGCTTCTCAAGAGCGAGAGCGGTCCCCAGGGCGAGGCCGGCCGATCCCGCGCGGGTTGGGACCAGATTGCTGAGGAGATCGACGGGGCGTTCGGTGGCTTCTACGCCGCGATCGAGACGGAGCAGCAGGTTCCATTGCTCGAACGCACGATGTACCAGATGGTCCGCGACGGGCTCATGCCGGCGTTCGAGAAGGACACTGTTCAGTACACGGTGTCCACCGGGCTTGCCGCCATCGAGCGGCAGAAGACCGTCCGGAAGATGCTCACGCTCGCCGAGGTCGCGCAGAAGCTCGGACCCAACGCCGCGGCGAGGATCGACGACGGCGTCATGCTTTCCCTCTTGGCCCGCTACAGCAGCATCTACGAGCCCCGCTTGGTCAAGAGCGAGGAGCAGGTCGCCAAGGAACGCAAGGCCGCGATCGACGCACAGGCCATGATGGACGCGAACAAACAAGCCGCCCAAACGGTGGGCGGAATCGTTGAGACAGCAGCCACCACTGCTATGCAAGGAACACGATGAGCACCACGGAAACCGCACCGGCCGCACCAAAGACCGACCCGATCACGTCCCAGCCCGTCACCCCCGCGGCCGCGCCCGCGGGAGAGGGCAAGCTCTACGCCGGCAAGTACAGGTCGGTGGAGGAGCTGGAGAAGGGATACACCGAGGCTCAGGCCGCGTTGTCCTCCAAGCGGCCGACCATCGAGATCGCGGACGACGCGACGATCGAAACGGTGCTCGCCGCTGCCAAGCTCACCGAGGCTGATCTTCGCAAGGAGTTCACGACCAACGGCAAGATCAGCGACGCGCAGTACAAGGCGCTGCGTGAGGTCAATCCGGGCATCTCCCGCAAGATGGTGGAGCAGAATCTCGCCGCCGTGACCACCGCCGAGGCCCTGGCCTTCGAGACGGCGGTCGGCATCGCCGGCGGCGAGGAGCAGTTCAACTCGCTCCTGGCGTTCGCCAAGGCCCTTCCCGACGAGAAGCGTGCCGAGGTCGAGGCGGGGCTCAAGAGCTTCGGCACGTACAAGCAGACCGTGACCGCGCTCAAGGCCGCGTACGAGGCCGAGCACGGCAAGCCCAACCCGGAGCAGGTCTACGCCGGCGCGTCGGCGTCGTCGCCCGGCGGCTTCACGAACCACGGCGAGTTTGCCGCGGCGCAGCGAAAGGCCACCAAGGAAAGCGGGCACTGGCGGAACGACCAAGTGTTCATGGCGCGTCTCGCCAAGACGTCGCCCGAAATCATCAACGCCATCTGAGAAGTGATTCTCAACAAGGAAAGGACCGACGACGATGAATCAGACCATGTCCCTGTCATTGAAGCGGCTTGAGAAAGCCCGGTGCGAAGTGCGGTTCGTTGGCACGACGTCGAACACCGTCAAGGCCGTCGTGACCGACAAGACCACCGGCAAGAAGGTGTGCACCGGGGAAGCCGACACCAACGACAACGCCCTGGCGAAAGCCATGGCCGAGTTCGACAAGAAGAACCCCGAGGCCGCACCGCCCAAGTCGCCGATCGAGATGCTCGAGGAGCAGGTCGGCTCGCTCGTCTCCCGCACGCACGAGCTTGAGGCTCGCGTCAAGTCGCTGGAGAAGAGTGCCGCGGAGATGAGCACCGCGAAGAAGCAGGTCGAAAAGAGCACCGAGGACGAGAAGCCGAAGGATCCTCCCGCCGGCGACAAGAAGAACACCCAGAAGTAATCCACACGCGGCCTCCTTGACGGGAGGCCGCTTTGTTTTTCACGCCAAGGCACAAACGCGTCGTGTATTCGTCGCCGTCGCCACAGCGTGATTCCGCAGCAACCAAGCCCGTTGATCGCCGGACACCCGCACACGCGGCCCGAGCCCGATCGCGGACACCTTGAACGCCGCGGCGCGTTCCCACTTCATTCGCAATTTGCAAGGAAAATCACATGAGCAGCAACGTCACCGTTGCTCGCGGGCTCCAGGTTGGGTCGGACGCGCGTGCGCTGACCTTCGTCGAGCTTGACGCGAGAATGTCCGAGGTCTTCCGGGACAAGAACATCCTTTGGTCCGGCGGGTTCATCGACAAGAAGGCCCTCGCCATGGGCGCCGCTTCCGAGCGGTTCTACATCTACGGCGGGTCGTCCGAGGATGCTGAGCATCACGTCGCCGGCCAGTTCATCGAGGGCGGCACGACCACGCAGGACTACGTCGACATCGGCGTCGACGATCCTCTCATCAAGGCTCTCCGCATTCCGTGGGCTGATCAGCAGCTCTCGAAGTGGCAGATCGCCGAGAAGGACATGGCCGAGTGTGTGCGGATCAACTCGGAGAAGCTGGACCGTCGCGGGTTCCGGCTGCTTTCGCTCGCGGCTCGCACCGGGGCGGTTTCCGGCGTTCACGGCGGCGGACACACGCGTGAGCGCGTGGCGGCTTCGCTTGCCGCGGCTTACCCGATCAGCTCCACCGGCGCCGACAACTTCGCCGAGGACTTGTCGTACATCGCCCGGTCGATGGACGATGCGAACGTGCCGCGCACCAGCCGCTACGCGTTCATCAGCCCGTACATGAACCAGGTGTGCACGCGGTCGAACCGGTTCACGAACCGCGACTACGTGCCGCCGGGCATGAACACGATCCATGACCGCGCGATCGGCATGGTCGAAGGGTTCCAGCTCATCCTCACCAACCACCTCCCGAGCACCAACATCACCAACGACCTGTCGAAGTACAACGGCGACTGGTCGGTAGGCGGTGCGACCGGTCAGCCGGCCGCGTTGTGCATGTACAAGGGCGAGGCCGGCGGTCCCATCGGTGCGGTCCACACGGGCGGCATGATCAATCGCGTCGTCTGGGACGAGAACCGCGACGTCTGGATGGCGAAGTCCAAGATCATGTGCGGCATGGGCAAGTACGAAGTCTGGCAGGCTGGCGAGGTCTACGTCTCCACCAGCTAAACCAGCGTCGTCCAGCAGTTTCAAGAGCAGTCAGAGGGTGACACATTGTGACACCCAGAAAGTGAGAATCAGATGCCGAAGAACAACACGCTCTGCCCCCAGGGCATCGTGCGAACGGTCGACTCCGAAACCAACAAGAACCTCACGACCACGGGGGCGGAGGATCTGGACAAGAGCGACCATATCGAGATCACCGCCAACGGGGCGGCGCTCAACGCCACCGACCGCAAGGTGACGATCAAGGCGGACAACGACAACGCGGCTTCCACCGCTACGAACGTCCACCTCGAACTCACCGGCAAGGGCAAGTCGGTGCTGTACCTTGGAATCTTTGCGGCGGCGGCCAATCTTCCGACTCACGCGGCCGAATACTCCGGCGCGCTGGCGGTCGTGAACGTCTCCGGCACGCACAAGCTCTACATCAACACCGGCTCCGCATGGGCGGTGGTCGGAACGCAGACCTAACGGCAACAACCGTGTTTCTGGTGGTTGGAGGCTTGGGAAACCAAGCCTCCTTCTTTGTTTCAGGGAGAACGACGATGCGAACCAAAGTGGCACTTTTGGCAATTGTGGCAGGGCTGGCGACGACAGCCTCGATGCTGGCGCTCCGCCCGGCCATGGAGCCGCTGCGGTCCGACGGCTACTTCCGCGGGCCGACCACGTACGCGACACAGGACGCGTTCACGCTTTCCGCCGGCCGCACCGCGACCAAGCCGACCGGGATGATCGTGCTCGGCACCGACAGCAACAAGCCGCGGTTTCTCGAGTTCCTCCCGTATGGCGAGGGATCCGCGGCGACGACGTTCGACTACAAGCTGTGGGCAGTGACCGTGACATACAACGACACGGGCGGGATCGACGACTACTGCCTCCAGCTCTTCTGTTCGGGTACGGCAACCCTCAGCTCGACCGCCGGCGTTGCAGTCTACGGCGTGACGTCGGCCGACAAGCTCTGTGACACTCTCAGCGTGACGACTGCTGCCTACGGAACCGCGATCACCAACGCCTTTGGTGGAGTGGCCCCGTTGGTGTTCACGGGGTCTGCCGGAGCCACACTGTTCGTCCCCGAGACGGGCAACGTGCATGGGTTCGTGCTTGAGACGGACCGCACGGGCGCCTCCGCGGCGAAGTACCTGTACCGCTTCGGCGTCTGATCACTCTCGCCACCTTTGGAGCAAACTCGATGCTTCGCTTTCGCCTTCTGCTTCTGCTTGTCCTGGCGTTTACTTCTCCCGCGCTCGCGCAGCGCAACACCTTGGACTACTGGGTGGATTACGCCGAGAACACCGGCACGCTGGCTATCAAAGCAAAGGGCGACTCAACCGGTGCCTACGCGGGACAGGGGCATTCGGCCGGCTTCGCGGGAGCACTGCTCACCAAGGCTGGCGCTCGCGGCGTTTGGAGCCCGCCCAACATCTCGGGCGGCACGGCTGAAACCAACGGCTATGCGTTCATGCGCCGTCGTTGGAACCTGAGCTTCGTCGAAGGTGCGATGTGGTCGACGGAGTGGAGCTTGCCCGGCTACCCGACTTCGGCGAAGGCGTTGGGGTTCACGGTTCCGGTCATCGGTTTCGAGTCTCCGCAGACCACCACGCTCAACGGCGCCATCGTCGCGGGCGACACTTCTCTGACCGTTGCAGACGGCACCGCGATCTTGGATCCCAACAGCGGGTTCACCGCATACCTCAAGATCGGCAACGAGATCATCTCGTACAACAATGCGACCGGAACACTTGTCAACGGCGGTGTGGTGCGGGGCGTCAACTCAATCGCCACCAACCATGCCAGCGGCGCGACGGTTAGCCGCGTGCAGGTGTGGAGCGGGCCGGTTTCGACGTATCTCGGCGAGACGACGCTCGTTTCTTCGCTTGCACTCAACACCACGCCGGCGACCATCGAGCTTACCGACGCATCCTTCCTCCCCAAGACGAACATCCGCATCCGGATCGGCACCGAGCAGATCAATGCGTCGACCCGCACTGGCAACATCTTGAGCGGGACAATCACGCGGGCGGTCGGCGGCGGTGCTCAGCCGGCACAGAGCCCGGGTACCCGCGTCGTTCAGGGGTTCGAGAGCCCGATCTCTGGATTGGTGCGTCCCGAGCACCCCCTCGGCGTCAACTCCGAACTGCGGATCGCGGCGTTCTACAAGAGCCTGTCGGCGTCCGTCATCACCGAAGCGACGATCCAGACCGAGGCGTACACCCAGGGCAGCCCCGCGAACACCGACACGTCCTACACCAGCATCGGCGCGGGCACCGTCACGAACATGACCGGGACCGCCGTTGGCACGCTCAACAAGGTCGTGCAGACCGTGGCGCAGGCGACGGCTGATCGCGGCGGCGTCACGCTCAACGTGAGCACTGCCCGCGACACCTTCGGCCAGGACGGGCCTTGGGGTCCGGCTGCCGTGATGGGCGTTGGCGGCTTCTCTGGATCCCGCGCGACCGGCGTCGTGCAGATGCCTCCGCTCAGCGAGGGCGGCAAGACGCTCAACGACCTTCACCGCGAGCTGAATGTCTACTCGGCCGCGCACTCGGTCAACGAGTTTGCCGTCGGCGTGATTGAGCAGAACAAGATGATCCGCATGTTCGACGACACGGACGTCGGCGGCAACAACAACATCGCCCTTCTTCACGTTTGCGTGTTCGGCCACAACGAAACCGGCGACGGCGGCTACGGCGGTCCGTACATCCCCGAGTATCCGTGGACCGAGCGACCTGGAGTCTCCACACTGATTGACGGCCCGCACACCAAGGGCGACACCACGATCGACGTGCTCAACGCCGCGAACCTTGCCACGCAGGGGATGATCTACGTAGAGGGTCAGTACATCTGGTACCGGACGCGAACTGGCACGCAGCTCCAAGATTGCGTCTGGGGCGTGTTTGGATCGACGCCCGCGGACTTGGTCGCGAGCGACGTGGTGTACCAGGGCTACCCGACGACGCACCCTCTCGGGTTCGCATCCGAAGTCCTCTTCGACTACCTGTGGGAGCGGGATCGCTGGATCGACGCCGGCGGCAGCATCGAGACGTTCGGGTATGTGTGGATCCGGCCCATGCCGACGTCCGACTCGCCGACGTACAGCGACCAGTTCTCGGCCGCCCTTGCGGGCGACGCCGCTCGCGAGGGAAGGCTCCGCGAGTTCGCCACCGAGATTTCGGGCCGGCTTGGCTCCTTGCCCGGCTTCGTGGTGTTGGATATGTCCCGCATGTGGACCGCGGCTGAAATCGTGGCAAAGGACTACGGCGCTTCGACGACCGATCTGATCCACCACACTGCGGCTGCGTACCGGATCTTCCATCAGCGAGCCGTGGAGTATTACACCGAAGGCGAAGGATCGCCACGCCGCCGCGGCGGGCTTCGCGGGCGTCCGCGTCGGGTGATTCGCAAGAAGAAGGGAAGGGGCAATGTCCGACTCTAAACCAGTTCCAGGCTCTCTCAGCAAGAACACCCGCTTCTCGATGACGCTCGGCATGGGCTTGAGCGCGTGCGTGTGTCTTCTTGGCGCCGGCGGGGTCGCGATCAAGGCGAAGAACGACGTCGAGTACGCCAACCAGCGACAGGACGCGGAGATCGCCAACCTCAAGGAGCGAATCAGCGACCTCAGAGAAACGGTCAACGAGATCCGCAACGACGTCAAAACGCTGATTCGGAGGACCCCATGAGCACCGGAACCGTCCCCGCCAAGATCGCCGAGTGGTTCGGGCCTTCGTGGCGCACGAAGCTCGCCGGTCTGGTAACGATCGTCCTATCGCTCGTTCTCCTCTTTGCCGACGACCTGGGAATCTCTCCCGAGATGGCGGTCAAGCTCGTGTCGGCGGTGTCGATCGTCACCGGCGGCGGCTTGATTGTCGCGCGTGACAACAAGGTCAGCAGCGAGCAGGCCGGGGCCAAGCAGTGACCATCGGCGTCTGCTACACCTTCCCGTTGCAGGCTCCGGCCTTGCAGCTACCCGCCGGCATTCTCTCGATCGAGCACGCGGACTGCGGGCGAGCGGGCACGCCAAGGCGTCCCAGCGTGTCGGCGCAGACAGCTAGGCCGAACGGGCGTCTTCTCAACTTCGAGCCGGACAACATCGTGCCCACGCCGCTCCAGCACTGGCCGTCGATCTTCAAGTCTGGTTGGCCTTCGACCGGGCGCGTGTTCGCGTACGGGATCGACTGCGGACTCCGCCAGTACGACCACCCGCTCAACCGGCTTGTCATGGCACTTCGCCGGCCGACGCGGCCCGGCGAGCCAATCCAGTACGCGAGCTTCTCGCTCGACGGGTACCCGCGGCCCGGCTACGAATCGCCGCGGAACTACCTGCCGTGGGCCAAATACCGCTCCGCCCGGCTGGAAGAGGTCGGCCGCGCCTCCAAGACCCGCTCCGCTTTCTGCGTCGAAGTACAGGCACAAATGGGAGTTGACGAGCCGTACGGCAACGACGTCGTGATCCATGACCGTGACACAATTGCCATGCAGATCAAGGCTGCGGGCAGCAACGACATCATCATCTTTGCGGGTGCTAACACGCCCACAGCTCGCGAGCGGGTCGACGAAGCGGTTCTTCGGGCGATCGATCTTGCGAAGGACATCAAGGGAATCCCATGAGCTTTCTCAAACGCAGTGCGGTCTCGGTGCTTGGTGCGGCGATTCTCGGAATGGTCCTGGCTGGGTGCTCGGGGTCGCAGATTGGATCGTCGTGGGACAAGAAGCCCGACGGCGCCGTCGCTTCCCGCAACGCCAGCCCAAACCGCGTGAGCCTGTCGAAAGACGGGGAAACATGGGACAGCGAGACCAGCGTCCCCGGCAAGTACATCCGCATGTTCGACGACAACGGGGCGGTGGTCGAGTCACTCGGGCCGACCTCGCGCGTGATGCTCTTCCCGTTCTTTGGGCGTGAAGCCAAGATCGCCAGCGACACGGACGTCACGTTTTCGGTCGACAAAGCGACGATGCCGGACGGCACGAAACTCGAGGGGTTCACCTTCTCGACACTCGCCTCGCCGGTGGTCAAGGCGCAGAATGAGGTCTGGGATCGGCTCGGACCCGTGATGATCGCGCGCGACGCCGAATCTGCCAAGACGCTTTTGAGCGACAATGAGGCTTTGGGCAAGATCGTGGAAGCGGTCGGCCCTGGCATCATCGACGTGCTCAAAGCCATCGCCGCCGGGGGCGTCTAGTGCCATCCATCGCGGGAACCGTCAAGTACGACGGCACGACGATCCTGGCTGCCAACGGGAACGTGCTCACGGTTGGCAAGGTTCCCTTGACGCGGGTCGCACAGGACGGCGCCACGACCGGCCAAGCACTCGCCTGGAACGGAACCGCTTGGGCTCCTGCGGCGGCGGGCGGTGGCGGGCTTTCGCTCACGACGTATCAGGCCAATCTCGGATCCGTGGCGTCAACCGGCGGCACGTTTGACATCACCGGGCTCTCCGGGCTCACGCCAGGGGCGAACGTTCTGATCCAGCATCTCGCGGTGGCCGCGACGGGCAAAGGCGACCTTCGAGACGAGATCGAGATGGACGCGGTAATCGCGTCCGGGTACGTCCTCGACAGCAGCACGATCCGTGTTCACTGGCGTTCAACCGGTCCTGTGGCCGGTTACGTCGCTCTCGGTTACGCAGTGTCGACGTAGGAGAACGCATGGCAACGATTCAAGACCCAAACACTCCAGCCAACATGCAGGGCGTGGACGGCACGCACAAAGCTGCGAGGGTTTCGCTTCGACCGCTTGATCACAGCACGGGCGGTCACTATTCCTACGGCGGATTCACGGGCATTCTGCCGGCGGCGCTTGCGGCCAACTCCGAGATTTTTCAGTTCCGATGGGTGAGCAGTGCGTTCCTGTGTGCCATCAAGCGGATCACGCTTTCGGCGTCCGTTTCGACGACGTTCTTTGCGGCTGGCGTTCCTGTGCAGATCGACATGCTCAAGGCGGCGGGTTGGTCTAGTGCAGGCACGGGGGGCACGGCACCAAACCCCGCGGCCCTGCTCAAGCGTCGCGCGTCAATGGCGAACTCGGTACTCGGCAACGGCGACATGAGAATCTCAACCACTGCGGCCCTTGGCGTGGGAACAAAGACGCTGGAAAGCGTAGCCATTTCCAGCATCCTCGCGCCCGGCCCGATCACCGCATCCTTGAACGGGCAGATCATCCCGCCCGGCACGGTGTTCTTTGACGCGGACATCCCGAGCGGTGGCCACCCGCTCGTTCTCGCGGCCAACGAAGGAATCGTGATCCGCTCGGTGGCTGTTCCCGCGACCGGAACGTGGACCGCCAGCGTCAACATCGAATGGGCCGAAGTCCCGACGTACTAGGCAGGTTTGTGCACAATGTGAAGGGGAGCCCATGACAACGCTTGAAGCGGTCAACGAGGTGCTGGAGTCTGTCGGCGAGCAACCGTCGCTGGAGCTTGACACCGGCGGGACGTCCGACGTCGCGGAGGCGGAAACGCACCTTGACCGGGCAAGGAAGAAGATCCTTCGCCGCGGGTGGGCCTGCAACCGCGAGATTCAGCTCTTGGTCACGCTTCCGACCGTCCGCTTGCAGGTGACGGTGTCGACCGGAACGTTCACGCTCGACCAGATTGTGACACACAGCGGCGGCGCCACGGGGATGTTCGCGTACGAGGAGGGTGGCTATGTCTACCTTCGCCCGGTGTCTGGGACTTTCACCGGGTCTGGCACAATCTCGGCGTCCGGCGGCGTTCTTCGCACCGTGGTCGCGTACACCGACGTCGTCCAGGCCAAGATTCCCGTTTCGAGCGACTGGCTGAGCATCATGCCGGCGGCAAAAGAGCCGATCGCGTTCGTGACCCGCGACGGGTTCCTCTACGACCCAATCCTGTCCACCTTCGAGCTTTCCGCCGACGTCACCGCACTGATCGCCGTGATGCTGGACTTCGACAGCCTGACGCACGCGCTCGCGCGGTACGTGATCGCGGAAGCGTCCGCGACGTTCCAGCGGTACAAGCGGCGCGGCCAGTTCGATGAGGCACTGTTGCAACAGGCCATCCAAGAGGCTCGCATCGATGCGGAGCAGGAAGACACAGATCTCCTGCAAACGAACGTGCTCACAACCCAGCAATCCAGGGACGTCCGAGGAGGGCGAGGCCGCTCGCTCTACGAGGGCGACCCAAACTACGCGTAAGGAAAAACCATGGCAGGACTTTGGACAAATCGCGGCAAGAAAGCAGCACTCGCCGCGTTCCTTCGCGGGACGGCAATCTCTGGCTCGGCGTTTCGCTTGGTCCTGTGCACATCAGCGAACACGCCGACGGTCGACACAAACACGCTCTCTGAGCTTACCGAGGTCGCCGCCGGCAACGGGTACACGTCGGGCGGCATCGCCGTCGCACAGAGCGCCGTGGGCTGGCCGACGCTCACAGAGGACGACACGAACGACTCCGCCATCGCCGAGGCCCTGGCGGCAATTTGGACCGCGTCCGGAACCGGGATCCCGTTCAGCGGCAGCGGCCCGCGATGGGCCGTGCTCACCGACGCAAACGGAACGCTCGGCTCCCGCGAGGTGTTCGCGTTCTTTGACCTTGTGGTCACGAGGACGCTCACCGCCGGATCGACGCTCCAGCTCGACTGTTCGCTCGAACTCAAGGAGTGCTGACCCTGAATCAGTCTGACCGCGTGCCTTTGGTCTTCCAAGGCATCTCGCAGCAGCCGGCAGAAGTGCGGCGGTCAGGGCAGGTTGAGGACGCTTGGAACGTCCTGTTCTCCGCGAGGGAAGGGTGTGTTGAGCGATACGGCTCGTGGTTCGTGGCGTCCGTGCCCGGCGCCCCGGCCAACGCGAACCTTCGGCTTCACCCGATCGAGCGCGACCAAGACGAGCAGTACCTCGTGGTCTACGGCGACGGGGTTCTCAGGGTCTTCCAGATCGACGGGCTCGAGGCCACGGTCAACGTCTCGGGCGATGCCCAGGCGTATCTTGACGCCCTTGATGCCGACGCCGACAACCTCCAGTTCGTGACGATCGGCGACACGACCTTCATTCTCAACAACAAGAAGCCGACCGGCTCGCTCGCGTCACCAACATACTTGGTGGACAACACCTACCGCGACTACTTCGTCATGCTCGCGGACTCGCCGGCAAGCGGTACGTACCACCGCACCAGGGAAGACGTCACCGGAGAAGCCGCGGGGTACTTCCTCTACGACCTGTCGGAAGGCGGCGACGGCACCTTTGCCGAGATCCGATTCTTCCAGAACGGGGCCGGTTCGAACAGCGAGTGGTGGGCGGGCAGCAACGGGTATTGGGACGACGAGACGTACGGTGCCGGCCTCCCGCTCCGTGGCACAATTGGCATCGGCTTTCAGCGCCTCAACATGGACATCACGGGCGGGGCGTGGGATGCCACCAACCGAACACTGACCAAAGCCGGGGCGTTCTCGGCGTACACGCACCGCGACGGCGACCAAATCTTCATCACGGGCGGGACCGGCCACACTCCGATGTGGTACTCCATCGCGAGCAAGACAAACGGCGACGAGATCGTGCTCGTTGAAGCGACGACCGGCCTGTCCGTCAGCAACAACAGCAACACCTCTACCGACGCGATCGGCGTGCTCGGCGTTGTCACGATTGAGCGTCCCGGCCTTGGCGCGGAAGACATGCTCGACGTCGCGCTCAACATCCAGGCCGGTCTGCGATCTTCCGGCGGCGAGGTCCGAAACGCCATCGTGAAGTGGACGCCCGCGGGCGCCGGCGGGTACTTCACGATCATCAGCCCGTACCGCGGATCCGCCGCGACGTGCTTCCCCGCCCGGAACCTTTCGGTGGCCGGCGACTACAACTACACCGCGTCGACCGCGCCCTTCTCCGCGACCGCGGGGCAGTACGTGATCACCGCGGGGGCCGGGTCGCCGACAGAGGACACGCTCGACATCGAGGACCGGTGGACGAGGCAGACCGCGCCGAACCAGCCCGAAGCACGTCCCGACCCGACCAAGATGCCGGTGCAGATGGTTCGAACGTCCGTGGGCGACCGCCGCACGCCGGCTGTCTTCGACGTGAGCACTTGCGACTGGACTTCGCGGCCGAGCGGAGATGAGCTGAGCAACCCGATTCCGGACTTCATCGCCGAGGAGCGGCCGATCGCCGATCTGACGCGAGCCCGCGGGCGATTGATGTTCGGGGCCGGCGAGGATGTTGACACTTCGCAGGCCGAGGACCTGTTCAACCTGTTCATGGACAACGCGGCGGAGACGGCGGAATCCGACCCGATTCACCTGAGCATGTCCGGCGACCGCGTGACCGAGGTTGATTTCTTGGTCCCGTTCCGAAAGACCGTGGTGGTCTTCACCAAAGCGGGCCAGCAGTTCGAGATCAATTCTCCGGACCTGTTCACGCCGACGACCGCGGCCGTCACCGCGAGCACGAACTACTACACGCTGAGCCGCGTGCGGCCCGCCGCGGCCGGCGATTCGATCATCTTCCCCGGAAAGAAAGACGACGTCACCGAGATTTACGAGTACCGGTACTACGACGCTCAGGCTTCCAACCTTGCCGTGTCGATCACTCCGCACGTCCCCCGGCTGATCCCAGACAGCTTGCGCCGCATCGTCACCAGCCCCAACGACGGCGTGATCATCGCCCTTCCGGATGAGGGGAACTTCTCCGGGAGCGAGTTGAAGCTCTACCAGTCAACCCGCGACGAAGAGCGGGACGCGAGGATCCAGTCCGCTTGGACCCGCATCGGATTCGAGGACGCGGCGATCTCCGACATTGCAATGATTGGGAGCAACTGTTATCTTCTCGTGTACGACGCACACCGAGGGTGGGCGATCGACGTGTTTGGGGTTGGTCCGGCCATCGCAGACGCATCTCCGCTGGACGAAAATTACATTGAGGACGTGGCACAATGTGGCACCGCGGCAGACGTCGAAATCACGATCGACGGCGTCTCGAGCATCTTCCTGGAGCTTGTCGCAAGCTGCTCCACGGGCGCCACGGGCGACGTCACGGTCACGAATCCTTCGGGCGCGGTTGTCCCGGCCGGACCCGGCGGGTACTTCTCAACGATCATCGCGGTCCCATGACATGAGCACCACATTCCCGTTCATCCCGCGTCTGGATCGGCGGGTACTGCTTGCCGGAACCTACCACGACGGCTCGACTCGGTGGACCCTTCCGTCCTTTGATCCTTCGCTGGACACGATCGTGCTGTCCGACGCGTTCGGCGAGGATGCGGGCAAGGTGTTCATTCCGACCGCGTCTCTCGGGAGCGAGGTTCGGCTCACCGGCGACTGGACCGCGGGCCTTGTGCTGATCGGCAGGCGGTTCCAGGCGTATCTGACGCCGACGCGACCGTTCGCACGCGACCGCCAAGGGTCCGCGATGGTTCGGGGACACACGACCATCATGAGCCTTCGCGTGAGCCACGAACGCACGAACGCGTACACGATCCGGACGACGCCGCACGCGCCGCCGCTTCGCGCGTCCCGGACGAAATCGTTCCTTGGGACCGCGGTTTACAGCGAGACGGCCGGCCTCACGGACCGAGCGATGCCGAACCATTTGACCGCCCGCCACACGGGGCGAGCTGACAAATGTGTCATTCGGATCGAGAATGAAACGCCGTTTCCGATGACAATTGTGTCACTCGATTGGGAGCTTGACCATAGCAGCCAGGAGGGCGGGCAATGAGCTTTGATCCGTTCACTCTGGCTGCGGCCACGACGGTTGCGGGCACCGCGAGCGGGGCATTCTCGTCAATGTCCGGGAACAGTGCCGTCGCGGGCGGCATCGCCAGCGCGAACGATTCGGCGAATGCCTCGCTTTCGCAGCTCGCGTCGAGCGCGGCCCTCGAGCGGCGCCGGCAGGTTTCCGACGCGGAGAAGATCCTTGGCCGAATCCGCGTGGCTCGGAGCGAATCGGGGAACACCCTCGAGTCCCAAGAGCGGCAGACGATGATCGACGCGGCGACGAACGTTGCCACGATCAACACGAACCTGTCCAACAACCGTGCCAGGGTGATCAGCGAGCGAGACGCGGCGGTGGCTCGACTCCGCTCGCAGCGATCGAACCCGCTTGTCGCCGGCCTGCTTGGCGGGCTGGAGGGCTTGTCGACCGGGCTTTCTCTGGGTTCCGGGTTGACTTCGCTCGGTGCGTTCGGTCCCGCTCTGACCGCCGCGGAGAAGTCCTCGGCCTTGCTCGCGGGCGAAGCCGCCGCACAATTCCTGACAGGGGTGCCATAAATGAGCCGATTCGAAAGGAACACCGTTGCGGCGATTCCTGAGCTGGGTCGCGTGGGGCTTGAGACGCCGGGCCGGGCTGTGGTCCTTCCGGAAGTGGGCGAGGCGGCACGTCTGGCTGACTCACTCGCGGCGTCACTCGGTATGGCGGAGAGGGCGACGACACAGATAGTGGCAGCGGATGAGCAGGAGCGGGTTGCCCTTCGCGGCACCGCGGCCAAGGCCGCGGCCGGGCTGCTTCCGCAGATTCGCCAAGAGATCGACTCGGGCCAACACGGCGACAACGCGTTTCTCATCGAGAGCGACGACTCGGCGATCACGTCGCTTGCGGAGAACATCGCTCGCTCCCGGTCGGGCGTGGAGAATCCGGAGTACACGCAGGCGTTCGTCGACTCCCTCAAGCCCGCGGTCGCCGAGGCGCTGTTCTCGAAGAAGCGAACGGCGTCCGGAGAGAACAACGCCGCGCTCGCGCAGACGATCAGTGATGCCGCGGTTGTCGCCAAGGACGAAGCATCGCTCACCGCCGCGTATGACGCGTACATGAAGATCCCGGGCGCGACGCCGGAGATGGCTGCCCAGGGGGTCGGGCTTGCCGCGCTCAATGCCGCGGCGATCACGCCAGGGGGCGAGGCTCAGTTCGAGATGGTGCGGAAGTGGCTTGGGCCGCGGTACGCCGCCGAGCAGCGGAAGGCCGCGGTCGCGATGAGCAGGACCAGCTCGGAAGCCCAAAGCAATGCGTGGGACGCGAGCCAAGAATCGATCATTGCGATGGTGAACGCCGGCCAGCCGGCCGAAGCGATCACCGCGTCGATCGACGAAATGGTGAAGACCGGGCGTCTCAGCCAGCAGCGGGCACTGACGCTCCGCGGCGCCGTGGGCCAGCGAGAGGCACAGGCCCGCGCACAGGCCGAGAAGGGCGTCGTCGACTTCGTGAACCAGCTCGCGCTCGGCCGCGACTTTGACGTGGCGATTGACCACGCGGACACCGCGCTGAGGAACGGGCAGATCGACGGCACGACACACGCGTCTCTTGTGTCGAACGTGCAGGCCCGCCGGTCTTCTTCGCTGTACGACTTCTACCTCGGCGAGATCATGCAGTCCGGCGCGCCCGACGAAAGGCTTCGGTCCACCATTCTCCGGGACGCCGCAGGCCGGCCGGGCGAGCCGCGGGTGCTTGATCCGCAGCAGGCGGCATCGCTGTTGAGCACGATGGACACCGTCGCGGCAAGGGCGACGCGGCAGCAGGCGGAGGCACAGAAGGGGCTGATCGTTCAGCAGCAAATGGACCGCGCCGAGGAGATCAGCAGGGCCGGCATGGACGGCGGGCTGGCTCTGTCGATCGCCATCCCGAAGAATCAGCGGTTCTCGCTCGTAGATGGTTCATTCTTTGATCTTGAACGAGACACCATAATCGACGCCAAGCGACAATCGGCGTTCGAGGGCTTCGTTCGCGAGCGGCTCCCCCAGGGAGTTGAGCCGACCGGCGAGATGATCCAGCGAGCAACGATCGAGGCCCTTCCCGACATGATCCAGTGGACCGCGCGGCACGGGGTCGACGTCCCAGAGTGGCCGCAGACGTTCAAGGTGGGGGCGTCGATGACCGCGGAAGAGTTGGCAAGCCCGACAGGTCGCGGTGCCGCGATGCGAGCCATGACGCTGTACCGCGCGATGAAGGCGACGAACCGCTCGGTGCTCGCTGCGTCGATGCCGGCCGAGGCCCGTGAGTTTTGGTCGATGGTCGATGCCCGACTCGGCGAGTCTCGGACGATCGCGGGCGACCAGGGCGCTCAGGACGACGTCGTGAACGCCATGCTTCGCGTTCGGGAGTTGATGGACAACGACAATTTCGACGCGATCAAGGGCAGTGCGGCGGGGTCCATTCGAGAGAAAGAGGTTCGCCAATTGATCACCTCATCCACGATTGGCACGCCGTCAAACCTCGGGCAGATCATCGGCACGATCCAATTCACCGCTGCCACCAAAGCGATGTTCAGTGGCGACCCGACCGCAGCAATCAAATCGGCCATCGAGGACTTCAAGGCTTCTCACGTCGAGGCGAACGGCGTCATGGTCCCGCTTGGGATGCGAGGCATTCCGCAGTCTGTTCGAACGTGGATGCCCACGCTCAGCCGAGAGATCATCGAGGACTACGTCAGGACCAAGGGCGCGAAGCAGGGGTACGACGTTGACGACCTCACGATCACCGCCAGCGAGGCGACCGGCTTCTTCTACATCACCGAGAAGGCGACCGGGGCGTACGCACGATCCACGGAGCCCGGAGACGCCAGGGCCATCCAGTTCTCCGCCCAAGAGCTTGACGCCAAGGGACGCGACTTGATCAAGCGGGGCATCATGAACGCGGTCGGAACCCGCATCCGCGTGCCCCTCAACCCGACATTCACGAGCCCCGGCGCGGTGATGCCGCGATGAACGAAGGAACCCCATGAGCAGACTCACACGCACCAGCCCGCTTCTGCCGATCGGTGCCGCGGACCTTGTCGACGCAGACCAACGCGCAGAGGCGTTCGCCCAAGACCAGAGCATCTGGGAGGCGAACCGGACTTCGTTCGGGGCGGGCATGAGCGGCTTTACCACGATGGAGCTTGGCCGCAACATCGCCAGCTCGCTCTACGCGGTCGACCCCAACTGGGAGCTGACGGACGTCGATCTCAAGGGCGTCACGGACGGGATTGACCCGGACTTGTGGCAGTTCTACGACGACGCCAAGAGCTACAAGCACCTGCTCTACATCTACGGCCGGAATCAAGCCGTGATGGACAAGCGGCGAACGCTCGCCGAGAACGGCATCCGTGGGTTCGGCGGCCAGCTTGCCGCGGGACTGCTTGATCCCGGCATGCTCGCCGCGGGCGCTGCCACTGGCGGGCTTGCCGGGTACATCCGCGGCACCGGCGTGGCGGCGTCGGCAATGCGGATTGGTGTTGGCGCCGCGGCCGGCGGCGTTCCCCAAGGTGCTCTCACGGCGTTCCAGAGTTCGGCAGACCCGTCGATCAGCGGCAAAGAGGTCGCCAAGTCTTTCATCGGCGGTGCGATGTTCGGTGGCGTCTCCGTCGGGACCGCCACGCTTGGCCGCGGGACGCGGTTCCTCGCCGGCGCCGCGGGACAGGCCGCGGGTCCGGCGGCGATCGACTACGCGACCGGGACGCCGCTTCCTGACGCGATGCTCGAGCTTGGAACCAATCTCATCTTCGGCGGGGTGTTCAACTCGCTCCATTCCTCCGCCGCGATGAAGGTGGCGGAGCTGCCGCCCGACGCACCTGTCGTGCCCGACAGCCCCGCGCCGACCAAGCCGCCGTACGACCCGTACACCGGGATGTCAGAGCTTGATCGGCTGCTTCACAAAGAAGACTTGTCTCGGCTTGGCTTGTCGATCGACAAGAGCACGGCAATGGTGCCGCCGACCAATCCTGGCCGCGACACTCCGCAGATCCAGACTCTCGACGACATCCTTGCCGCTCCGGTCATTTCCGATCTCGACCAACTACTCTCGCGCCCTGTCGCCAAATCGCCGCCGTTGCCAAGCAAAGCGGCAAGAGAGTCTTGGGCAAGCGACCTGTCCGAAAGGCTCAGTGTCGCACTTAGTCGTCTTCCAGACCTCGCCGGAGAGTCACGCGCAGACGCCGAAACCGCGGCCGGATTGGCGCGTGCTGCGGCGGATCCGCTCACCGCACTCCAGAACGCTTTGCGATCAGAGGAGTTCACGGATCTGCAGATCCTTTTGGCAAGGCAGGATGTTCAGGACTTGATCGAGCTGGACAAGAGCACGGCAATGGTGCCGCCGACCAATCCTGGCCGGGACGCCCCGCAGATCCAGACCCTTGACGACATCCTCACCTCGCCTCCACAGAACCCCGATGGCGCCGCCTTGCTTTCCGGCTTGCTCGAAGGCCGCTTCACGACCGACCCGATCACTCCCGCGGCGATTCAGAAGATGAAGCCCGAGCGCCGCAAGCGACTCGCGAAGGCGACCGTTGCCGCGGCGGCGGCGAAGCCCGGCGGCGTTGATCGGTTGGTCAAGGCGATCGAGAAGGAGGCTGCGACCAAGGCTATTGCCGCGACGTTTGACAACGCGGGCCGCGCGATGGTCGGCGATGCCGTCGTTGAGGCTGCCGCGGCCGAGGGGCGAGAGCTGACGCCTGCGGAGAAGATCAGGCACGCCGAGTCTGTGGACGATGCCAAGGTCGAAAGCCGCGTGTCTGCGGCCCTTGAGGCTGTCGGATCCACCACGCCCAAGCCCGCGGCGGTCGAGAAGCCGGCCGATCCGCCGATCCCTCAGCCCGAGTCCACGTTCCGCGCGTACCGCTTCACGCGGAACGGGCTCTTTGATCGGCTTGCTGAATTGCGAGCCGAAAGCCCTCAGAACAAGGACGCCGAGGTTCTGGCAGACTTGGCGTTCAGTGGTGGCAGCGAGGAGAACATCAAGGGTGGCGACCGAAGCAACTCGATCACCAAGGCGAGCGGAAGCCCGTTTGTGTGGAAGGCCGGCAAAGATGGCCGGTTGCCGGAAGAAGTTCGGCAGATGTTTGAGGGGACACCGTTCTACAAGCATTTCCGCGTTGCCAAGCCCGGAGAGGTCGCGGGCGGCGAAGAGTTCATGTTTAGTGCCGGCCCAGAGGGCTTTGTCCGGCTCATCAACGATCGGTACGGCGCGGAGGTGAATCGGTGGGACGCTGATTTCCGCAGGGATTTGATGGCGTGGGCTAAGGACAAAGTCCACGGCAACCCCGAGGCCCTGTTCATCGCCCAGATTCTCGACAACCTCTCGGAGTCCAAGGCCAAGGTCTTCGACAAGAACGTCGCATTCGCGGCAGCGGACGACATCCAGCCGGGGCACGAGTTCAAGATCAGCGACACCCTCTACCGCGTCATCGAGGACGAGGACGGCGCCAAGCTCATCGTCGACGGGCCGGGCTTTGAGCCCGTGGAAGCGTCCGCGCTTGCGCTCATCCCGTACGACCGCGGATCGCTGCGGCCGACGCAGATCAGCGACAACCCGTTTGCCGACGTTCCGGACATCTCCCCGCTCAGTGCGGCCGAGGCCACCAAGCTCGAGGGCGTGTACGGCAGCGCCGAGTTCGTCGCCCTGGTTGATCCCGTCGAAGCCCGACGCGTTCTGGCCGAGATCGAAGCGGGCTCGCCGCGGGTGCCTTCGGCGGAAGATGCTGCCCACAAAAAGTGGCTCTCCGAGCAAGTTCGTGACGAGGCCGGCGAAACAGGCGACATGGTTGACGATCCGCCCGCAAGCGATGAGGCAAGCAGGCTCGATCGCATGCTTGACGAAGGGCTTGTTGAGGGTGAGGCAGACGACATCGGAAAGCAGGTCGACAACATTCTCGCGGGCAACACTGGCCCCTTTGAGCAGCTCAAGACCATGGCGGGCAAGAATCCCGGCGGCTGGCAGGCCAAAGAGGTCTTGGCGATCGAGGCGGAGATTGCTCGCCGAGGGGGCAAAGTGCCCAAGCCGTCCACCGCCAAGAAGCTGATCGGCGCCGCGGACAAGGTCATCGCCAAGGCCAAGGCCAACAAAGCACAGCGGGCCAAGGACATCGCCGAGGCGAAGAAGAAAGCCAAGCCGGGGCAGCGGCTTGGCATCGACGAG